ATTAGATAGACTTGATATAAATTGAAAGGTATTATTATGAACTTTGTATTTCGTTTACGTAAACGTGATCGTTATTTCGGAACTCGTAAAACCAAGGATGGCCGTAGGTTTGATCTTGGTAAGTTCTATTTCCATATATCTCCAGCTACCCATTTCTGGAATATAAAGGGTATTGTGGATATACGTGGTCGTACTTTTGTAGTATAATAAAGGAAGGAAAGTGGGGGTGCAATTCCCCCATGATCCTTATTGGAGAGGACTATGAGAAATAAAAAAGTTATTAAAATAAAAAATCCTGATTGTAAAAATCCTAATATAATGTTACAAAATTATAGTGGATTATGGCAGACATTACGGGTAAGAGCTGCTTTAAAACAGGACTATGGATTTATGCTTAAGATGGGTAATACTTTATACAAACTGGAGGCTTAAATGTCACAACCATCTATTGAAAGAAAGTATGAGTATTCAGATCATCAGGAAATTAGTTCTGAGATGCAGGATTATTTACTTTCTGTTGCTGATGTGTCTAATATTTATGAGCTTGATTTAGGAGAGATTAATGATTATCTTAATGGGGTAGAAGAATACTACGACGAGCAAGGTGCAAGACAGTTTGAAAACTTAGTGCATAGGAGTGCCTAATATGTTTAATCATGATGTAATTGATTTTGAAGTAGAGAAATTCCATCTTAACACAGAAGAAGGCTATCCAATATCACCTGAAGTTGGTGTAGGTATTAGACGTACTGATAATAAAGTTCCTCTTGCTATAGTTTCAGAAGCATATGAACCTGTTCAATATAAAAATATAGTTACAAGTGTAGAGGAAGCACTTGGTATATCAGGACTTGATATGACCGATGCTGAGTTTGAAACTAATGTCTTTGATGATGGTGCTAAGTTAGAATTACGTGCCAAGTTTCCTGCACATACCATGTATCTGGATAAAGATAAAGTTAAACCAGAGTTTTGCTTTCGTACTTCTCATAATAGTACATGGGCCAACAATGGGATGATGGGACTATGGAGAGATAAGTGCTGGAATACATTAGTCTCTGGTGACAAGTTAGCCTATGTTTACGGGAGGCATACAAAGAATTTTAATATCCCTGCCTTTGCAGCAAAGATAAAGAACGCTGGTAAATACATAGCTGGTGGTGGTATAACTCAGATGAGGGATTGGTATCAGAAGGAGATATCTCGTGACGATACCATCAATCTCTTTACTAATACTCTTGCCAAGAGAATGGATAATGTCAAACGTAAGACCGTAGCCAACAAGGTTATGTTATCTAACTTGATGAAGGTCTTTGACGAGGAGAACCGTCACCTGCATGGTCGCTCTCTCTATGAGAAGTATGGCACCAGAAATGAAGGTACTCTATGGACTGCATATCAAGCCGCTACTCACTGGTCAAGCCATGACAAAGTATCCAGTAGTGCCAGACCATCTCACTCCACCATAGGTGGAAGAGAAGAGAAGGTACGTAAGATGTTGCAGTCCAAGGAATGGCTTGCATTGGCAGCATAAGGAGTGTATACTATGGAAAAACACGAAGAAATGTTTGTTCATGTAGGTCCGATGACAGGATGTATTCTTCTTTGGGAAAAGATACCAGAATATCTTGGAAGATATGGTGGTGTTCGTATATCTAGTGTGGATGCAAGAGATGGATTTACTATATCTTTTAAGGAGTATGATGTTAAGCCTTTACTTAGAACGATTGAACAGATTAAGGCTAAGAACCTTCACTTCCCATACGATCAGCATGTTTCCCGTTTGGAAGAAGATATAAAAAGAGAAGCAAAGTTTACAGAATAAGGAACTTAAACTATGAAAGATCGGAGAGTTGCAGGTAAACGTAAGAACAATCCATTGGCGAAGCAACTCTCTGATCCTATGTGGAGGAAGAGAGTTGTGTCCAGTAAGGTTGTTTACAATCGAAAGAAATTAAAGGATCAAGAGGATGGAAGACCACTTTGTTTACATATGGATTGATGCTAGGTATCCCATAAATTTATTTTATATAGGTAGACATAAAGGATTGGTAGAGGATAGATACACACACTCGTCTAAATTATTTACAAAGTTCTATAAAGATTGTATACCTAAAGGTATTCATCGACGTATTCTTGGACGTGGTACGGAACAGGAGATGGTAGACTTAGAGCACAGACTATTAATAAATAGAAAAAATAAGTGTTGGTATAGATATTATAACATCCATACTGGTGGTAGTTATGGATGGAGAATTGTTAATGAAACAATATCTCCTGAAGTTAGATTAAAGAATTGTATTAAGGGTGGACAAGCATTCAAAAGAAAGCATGATTCAGATATAGATTTTGCAAAGAACCATCAAGAGATGGCAAGAAAAAGTAGTCTGAACGGTCACAAAAATGGAACAATGAAGTCAATACATGATTATTATTCTTGGGTAGGTAAGAAGCATAATGAGGAAACAAAATTAAAGATGTGTGAAACTCATAAGAATAATAAACATCAGCAAGGTTCTAAAAATTCACAGTATGGTACGATGTGGATCACAGATGGAATATATAATAAGAAGATTACCAAAGATAGTATCTTACCAGATGGTTGGTTCAAGGGTAGACAACCATTTAAAAGAGCAATATGATGCAGCCTACACATCAGAAGGGAATGATTTCTAAATTATCTTTAATGATCTCTTACATTAAAGAAGGTTACTTTGTATACAATGAAATTAATAACACAGGTCCAATAGATTTTATAGCTGTTCATCCAGAGACAAAAGAAGTATTGAAGATAGATGCCAAGACATACTCTCGGAGAGAGAATGGACCTCAAGCTGGTTACATGATACATCGTATTAGATCTGATGAACAAAAAGATTTAGATGTTAAGATAGTTTATTGGGACTTAGAGAATGAAAGACGAATAATTACAAAGGAAAAACCAGATGTGGATTATAGTACAGAATGATATGACAGATGACTATGTAAATGTACTAATGGATGACGATGGCAATGCCGTCAAGTTCACAGATAAGGTAAGTGCATGGCGTTACATAGAACTAATGTGTAAAGAGCATGGAGTTGACATGGAACACATGGAAAGTGATGTAGAGTTATGGCGACTACATTAATCCAAGGTGTCAAGGCACACCCTTCTGTTCTTAAAAAGGACAAGGACCATATCCTCTATCGTGATAACGTAGAGAACTGGTTGAAGTTCAATAACGAGCAGCATAAGATACTTGCCAAAGCTGCACGTAAAGGACATAAGGAATCACTTGCTCAAAGTTTAATACATGAAGGTTACGTGAAAGAAATAAGACACTACCTTAGAACAGGAGATTGGATCTCTGATTTCTTTGGTAGAGATCAAGAACATATAACAATCAGAAGGACAATAGTAGCATGATCTATGAAGAAATCCAGTATCCTAGTATCCTCAACGACTGTGGACCTCACGTTTGCAGGAGGATTGAGTTTACTCAACGGGCCTATGATAAGAAGTGGGTTCGTTGGGAGGAGGTGGATACTAACTATGAACCACAAGAGAGGGACTATCCTTTCTCCTCTGGCAATGGTCATAGGTATGCGTGGATATCTACTGGAGTGTGGAACTATAAACCTATAGATGCTATGAAAGAAGCACAAGAACGTAACAAATGGAGGCGAGAAAGAAATGGATATCGAACGAGAACTCAGACGTAACGTGAAAGATTTACAAGAGCAATTACAAAGGGCTTATACTCGCATCAAAGTCTTGTCAGATGAGTTGGATGCAGAGCGAAAGCGTTCTCATTCCAACTCTAATTTCAAGAGTGGGATGAGTGGTTGGGCTATGATGGATGATCCAGAATATAGATCCTGAAGATGTCAAGCTCGGACGAGCAGCCTTTCTGGATAAGTATGGGCTTGACAAGGAAGAACTATATGATAAAATTACAGGTGAAAACATCCGAGCTATTGTTAAAGATAGCTTACAACGTATAAGAGAATGGAAACAAAAGGAGCTAGACATGGCATCAGTAAGTGATTGGCTTATCGAAATGGAAGAAGACGCTGGCCGTCTTGAACGATCTGAATGGGTAGCTAAACATGGAGCGTCCCGTGTGGAGATTTGGGAACGAGCTAATGGTGCGGACAATCAAGGCGAATTAAAACTATGAGTAAAGACTTCTTGGCACGAGATAGACAACAACTATTTCGTAGCATAACAAGACAGTACAAGAACGAAGGCTACTCAGTACGGGAAGCTAAACGTCTTGCAAGATTTGAAGTCGATGATATCATGTCCGACAAAGAGTCTTTTGTATCTAATTATATTAAAGACACATGGGAAGATGTCGATGAATAATAAAATAGTTATTGTTGAGTGGATTGACTCATCAGAATATGAGGATGCTGATTGGAAAAGTGAACAAGATCTTAAAGATCTACGACCCATGATAATTAAGACTGCGGGTATGTTGGTTAATCAAGATGATGTCTACTTAACTATAGCCTCTTCAATTAATAACTCTGACATTAAAAGTGAGGCACAATATGGTGGGCTTATTTCCATACCTAAGTGTGCGGTACAAAAGATGTGTACTATATCAGATAGTTTTACCCGTGAAACTATGAGTACACGTATGAAAGAAATTAATGATGGCACTTGGCCGGGACCGGGTGTATAACAACAAACTAATTAACCATATGTAGTAGTACTTACGTACTACATATGGATTAATTAGAAATGAGAAAGGATTACGAATGCTGAAACGACAGTGGCTAGATCGGGGAGCTTGCCCTAAGTGTGGGTCATCCGATGCTAACGTCAACCACAACCAAGGCTATTCATATTGCTTTAGTTGTAGTACAAAGTTCGGTGATAATGTTTTAACCATACCAAAGCAGGAAGCAAAGCCCATGAGCACAGTAGGAAATTGGGGAGAGGTAAGTGACCGCAAGATATCTCTTGATACTGCAAAGAAATATAGTACCAAGATTAAAAGTGAGGGTGCTATTGTAACCCATCACCTCTATGGTTACTTCAACGACAGAGGTGAGCAGATAGGGCATAAGGTAAGACAGACTAAAGATAAAAGAATGTGGGTCGAAGGTGATCTGTCCAGTGCAGTTCTATTCGGACAAAATATCTTCTCACCCAAAGGTAAGTACATTACCATCTGTGAAGGTGAGGTTGATGCCATGTCAGCTTACGAACTGATGGGATCAAAGTGGCCGTCGATATCTATTAAAACTGGTGCTGCTTCTGCATTGCGTGATTGCAAGGAAGCGTTCCCATATCTTGATAGCTTTGATAATGTGATCATATGCTTTGACATGGACAAGCAAGGACAGGAAGCTGCTGAACAGGTAGCTCAGTTGTTCGCTCCTAACAAAGCCAAGATAGTACGCATGGATCATAAGGATGCTAATGAATATCTCAAGATGGGACAACGTGCTGCGTTCAATGATTGCTGGTGGAATGCAAAGCCGTATACTCCCGCTGGAATAATCAACCTTAAAGATCTTGGTGAAACTTTATATGAAGAAGACTACTGTGATACATGTCTGTATCCTTGGCCTCAGATGAACGAAAAGACTTATGGTATGAGGACAGGTGAGTTGATTACATTCTGTAGTGGCAGTGGTATGGGCAAGTCAAGTATCATACGAGAGTTGATGCATCACTTCCTACGTAACACAGAAGATAACATAGGTATACTTGCTCTTGAAGAGAGTGTTAAGAACACGGCATGGAACATCATGTCCGTTGAAGCTGATGCCCGTTTGTATATCAAGGAAATAAGAGATGGCTTTGAACCAGAGCAGTTGCAGAAGTTTCAGGAAGAGACTATCAACTCAGGTAGGTTCTTTGCCTTCGATCACTTTGGATCAGTGGACAACGACGAGATACTAGCAAGGGTTAGGTTTATGGCTCAAGCCCTTGATTGTAAATGGATTTGTCTTGACCATCTGAGTATCCTCGTATCAGGTCAGGAAGATACAGACGAGAGAAAGTCCATAGATGTGTTGATGACCAAGTTAAGATCTCTTGTTGAGCAGACAGGTATATGTCTGTTACTTGTGTCACATCTCCGCAGACCTTCTGGTGACAGAGGACATGAGGATGGACGTGAGGTTACACTCTCTCACCTGAGAGGGTCAGCTTCCATAGGACATCTATCTGATTCAGTCATAGCGTTGGAAAGGAATCAGCAGGAGGATGATCCTGTATTGTCCAATACGACAACCATTCGCATACTAAAGAACAGGTATACAGGAGACACAGGTGTAGCAACACACTTGTTTTATAACAAAGATACTGGTAGACTAACTGAGATTAGTAATCCGTTTGACACAGGAGATGATTAATGGGACGCAAGAAGTTTGATCGAGAGTTATACAATAAGTCAGATCCATTATCCAATGGTACTATGACCAAGTGGCTCGCCTCAAATGGCTATGAACATATAGAATCAGAAGAAGATTATAAAGTTGACATCGTATGTATGAAGGATGGTATACCAGCATACTTTGAGACTGAGATTAAATATAGTTGGGTTAGGCAATGGCCTAACGATTGGATGGAGATACGTATTCCATACAGGAAGAAGAAAATTATAGACAAGTGGGTGCGTGATGGATCGAAAGGTCCGTTAACTTTTATTATATTTCGCAGTGATTGTAAACAAGCATGGTTTATTGATGGACTATCTGTAAAAAATTCAAAAGTAGATACACTTAATACTAAGTACACAACCAATGAAAAGTTTTATCATATAGATGTTAATGATGCTAACCTAATTAATATGGAGAAGCCTTATGATATTACTGAAGAGTTTATTAATGTGAAGTATCCTTCCTAAGATGACAGATAGAGATATAGCCAATAAAGTATGGTTAACCATGAAGGGTATATCTTTACCTAAAAATTATACCGATAAGGATATTATAGAAATAATTTATAAATATTGGCATCGAGCAATGGAACGTGACATATGTCTTTAATTACAATAACTGATAGTGCAAACGATCACCTGTCTGGAATCGTGCAAGACCATGATGCTAAAGGTATTATGCTTGGCGTTAAAGGTGGTGGTTGTGCAGGGTTTACCTATGAGTGGTCGATACTGCAAGAAGAGATACCAGATAAGTTTAATACTGAGGACAAGTTTGAATTACATTCGGGCTACTTATGTGTTCAGCCTGAAGCTATGATGTTTGTAATGAATACCATTATAGATTTTACCAATGACATAGCAGGTTCCTACTTGAAAATTGTTAACCCTAATGCTACATCTCAGTGTGGATGTGGAGAAAGTTTTGGAGTATGAATGTAGTACTTGATATAGAAACAGATTCCTTGGATGCGACAAAGATCCATTGCATAGTAGCTAAGGATCTTGATACATCTCAGGTACATGTATGGGATCATACAAATTTAGATAAGTTTAAACCTTGGTGTGACACGGTGGATAACTTTGTAATGCACAATGGTATATCTTTTGATGTTCGCATACTCCGTAGATTACTTGGAGTTAATATTAAGATAAACCAAATGAGAGATACTCTTGTTATGTCGCAACTCTTTAATCCCATCAGAGACAAGGGACATAGCTTACAGTCGTGGGGAGAAATTCTACACTATCCAAAGATGGAATGTGAGGACTTCTCCACATATACAGAGGACATGCTTGAGTACTGCAAGAATGATGTTGATCTTACAGAGCAGGTATATAAAAAGTTATTACAAGAAGGGAGAAAGTTCTCACAGGAATCCATTAATATGGAGCATAAGATACGTGCAATCATAGACCAACAGGAAACAAATGGGTTTGCTTTGGACATACGCAAGACCATAGGTTTGTTGTCTCGTTTGTCCGATGAGGCACACGAGCTTGTTAACTGGTCGAAGGTTACATTCCAACCTACAGAGGTAAAGTTAAAGACAAAGACCAAGTACATACCCTTTAACATAGGATCAAGGCAGCAGATAGCTGACCGTCTTCAAGCATTGGGATGGAAACCAAAGCACCATACTGATAAGGGTAATGTAATTGTAAGTGAGGAGATACTGAATCAGATTGACATGGAAGAAGCCAAGAAGTTTTCTCGTTTCTTCCTGTTGCAAAAGAGAATAGCTCAAGTCCAATCATGGATAGATAACTACAACGATGACACAGGTAGAGTTCATGGAAGGGTTCTTACTCTGCGAACTATTACTGGACGCATGGCACACTATGGTCCGAACATGGCTCAGATACCAGCAGTAAGGAGTCCATTCGGTAAAGAGTGTAGGGATTGCTGGACAGTCAGTAACCCACATACACATAGTCTTGTTGGAACAGATGCGTCTGGTCTTGAGCTAAGATGTCTGGCACATTTGATGGATAACAAAGACTATACCAATGAGATCCTTAATGGTGATGTTCATACAGCCAACATGAACATGGCAGGTATAACAGATAGAGATCAAGCCAAGACCTTTATCTATGCCTTCCTATATGGAGCAGGTGCTGAGAAGATAGGAAACATCGTGGGTGGTAGCAGGAAGAAGGGACAAGAGCTTATAGATAAGTTCCTGTCGAACATGCCTGACCTTAAACAGCTCCGTAATGACGTTCAGGAGGCTGCTCAGAGGCATAAGATCAAAGGTATAGATGGTAGATACCTTCATACAAGATCACCTCACTCAGCTCTTAATACTTTAATACAAGGAGCAGGTGCAACTGTATGTAAAGATTGGCTTATTAATATGATAACAAGAATAAATCGACAGGGATTAGATGCTAAACTTGTAGCATCAATACACGATGAGTACCAGTTTGAAGTAGCCAAGAAAGATATTAAACAATTTGGAATTATAACTAAGGAAGGAATTAAAGATACAGAACGTAACTTAAAATTCAATTGTCCGTTAGATAGTACATGGAAAGACGGGGAGACATGGGCTACGACACACTAATTAACCGTATGTAGGTAGTACTTACGTACTACATACGGTTTAATTAGAATATCTGCAAATTAATGCTTGACATGTTGAACCGTTTGTGAGATAATTCGTTTCATAAACCAAACATATATAGGAGAATATATACTATGCCAGTAATTTCTGGAACCGCTTATTGGGCCGCTATTGTTAATCCAAACACCACCTTTGATTCTGATGGTGTGTGGTCTATTGATGTTGCTAACCTTGATAAGAAATCCCTTGACCTTTTAAAGAAGGATGGGCTTTCTATTAAGAATAAAGGTGATGATCGTGGTGACTTTGTTTCGATCAAACGTAAGGTTCGTCGGAAGGATGGATCTCTTAATCGTGCTCCTGATCTTGTTGATGGTCAAAAGCGTACAATGACACAGACCCTAATCGGGAATGGGTCGCTTGTTAATGTACACTACACCACCTATGAGTGGGAGTTTAAAGGTAACAAGGGAGTGAGTGCAGACCTACGTGCAGTGCAGGTGACTGATCTTGTTCCTTATAATACAGAAGCTGATACGGCTTTTGATGTTGTTGACGGTGGTTTCTCCAGTGAAGAAGGGGATGAAGATATTCCCTTCGCTTCGTAACTATCTCCTTTAGCATAGGGAGAGATATCTGTTTGATTG